CAACTTTTAACAATGTTCAACAAGCTGAGAAGGCAATGTGGAATGATGCTGTAATTCCTTTACTTGAGAAGTTTAAACAAAGATACAATTCTTGGTTAGCTCCATCATTCGGAGAGGAGTTCATGCTTGACTATGATTTAACTGGTGTTGATGCTTTACAAGCAGATGCAAAGACAAGAGCAGAAGTTTCAAAGATCCACTTTGATACTGGAAACATTTCGATGAATGAATACAGAAAATTGAACGGTCTTGAGCCTTTAGAAACTGAAACAGCTGAAGTTGCTCCAAATTTAATCGTGGGTTTTGATGTTAAAGATTTAAACATTGAAACAAAAGAAAGTTATTCAGACTACCCTAAACAAGCAGTTGAAAACGCTAAAAAAGGAATTGAATTAAATGAGGCTATTGGGAACAGTTGTGCAACTGCTGTCGGAAAGCAAAGAGGGCAAGACATAGCAAATAGAAGAGCTTTATCATATAAAACAATAAAAAGAACTTATTCGTACCTATCAAGAGCTGAAGAATATTATAATCCATCTGATGAGAAAGCCTGTGGAACAATATCATACCTGTTATGGGGAGGTAAATCAATGAAGGGATATTGCAAAAGCGTTATTGATGAGGTTGAAAGTGAATAAAAATTGTTAATTTTAAGAGCATGAATTTAGAAGATAAACTAAATAAACACTACGGAACAAAGTCAATGGCTCTTAAAATGGAGGATATTGATGAAAAAAACCGCATTGTTAAAGGATATGGATCAGCCTTTAACGTGATTGATTCAGATAAAGACGTGATCCGAAAGGGGGCATTTGCTAAATCTATTCAAGAAAGAGGTGTTGATGCTTCAGGAAATAGAAAGATTGCTCACTTGCGAAATCATGACTGGGAGCATCAAATTGGTAAGTTCTTGGAAATGGAAGAAGATGAGTTTGGACTTAAATTCGTTGCTCAACTTGGAAGATCAACAAAAGGAACAGATGCTTTGCTTGATTATCAAGATGGAATATTGAGAGAGCATTCAATTGGATTCAATTACATTGCTGATAAGATTAAACTTGTTGAGGATACAAGCTTTTCTCCTGATGGTCATTTTGAAATAACTGAAGTTAAGCTTTGGGAGGTTTCAGGAGTTACATTTGGAGCAAATGAGTTCACACCAGTAATTGACGCGGCAAAGTCAGGAGATACAGAAGGAGCATTGAAGAGATTCAATGAGCTTGAAGGATCATTCTTGAAAGCTATTAAAAGAGGAACAGGAACTGATGAAAGACTTGAAAACTTGGAAGCAAGATTCAAGCAATTACAAGAATTAAGAAATTCACTTTTCGTATTGAAGCCATCTGTGAAAGATACTTTGAAATCTGAAAAGCCGAGTGATAAACAATCATTTTATTTACTTTAATTTTAAAACGCAAAAATGAAAACATTTGCTAAATTTTTAGAAGCAAAAGGAATCACAGAGGCTGATTTCAATGCTAAGGATGCTGAAGCTCAGGCTGGATTGTACAATGAGTACAACAAAGAGCAAAACGAAGCGATTGCAAGAGCTGTTGAGGCTAAGGCAAGCAAAGAAGATATTGATTCTTTAAAGTCTGATTTAGAGGCTGCAAGAGATGCTCAATTCAAGTCTATCAATGAGAAGCTTGTTGAGATGGGTGTTGCAATGACTAAAGGTCACAAGACTAACAAATCAAACGAAGAGAAGTCTTTATTGGAGATGTTATCTGACAGAAAAGATGATTTAACAAAGTTGAAAAACTCTTCATCTGCGACTGACAATGTAAAGATTGAATTGAAAGCTGCTGGAGATATGTCAATTTCTGGAAACGTAACAGGACAAGTTCCTCAGGCTTTAAGGTTAGCTGGTTTCAATGAGATTGCTTCAAGACAAGTTAGATTTTTAGACGTTCTTCAAAGAGGTTCTATTTCTTCAAACTTAGTTGAGTGGGTTTACCAAGCGAACAAAGATGGATCTGCTGGTCAAACTGCTGAATCAGCTGCTAAGAATCAAATTGATTTTGATTTATTGGTAGGATCTCAAAAAGTTGAGAAAACAACTGCTTATATCACAGTTACTGATGAGATGCTTGATGACGTTGAGTTCATTCAGTCAGCTATCAACGATGAGTTAACAAGAGAACTTTTAAAAGCTGTTGAGCTTGGTGCTTATAGCGGTTCAGGTGTTTCTCCTCAATTAAATGGAGTTAAGACTGTTGCAACAGCGTTTGCTGCTGGAGCTTTTGCTTTATCAATTGACAATGCAAATACTGTTGATGTATTGACAGTTGCTGCAAATCAAATTGCTTTGGCTGAACAAGGTCTTCCAAATGCTATCTTCTTGAATCCTTCTGATGTTACTGCTTTGAAAATGGAGAAAGTTTCTTCAACTGATAAGAGATATGTTGAAAGATTAGCGATGGTTGCTGGACAATTAAGCTTAGATGGTATTCCAATCATCCCAACTACTTTAGTGACTCAAGATGAGTATTTAATTGGAGACTTTTCAAAGGCTTTCATGCTACAAAAGCAAGGGGTTTCAATCGAAATAGGGTACAACGCTGATAACTTTGTGAAGAATTACAAGACAATCAGAGCTGAGTTCAGAGGAGTTGTTTATGTTAAGAACAATGACAGAACGTCATTTGTTGCTGGTACATTATCAACAGATGCTGCTGCTTTAGAGACTGCATAATCTTAATTGATTAAAACAAAGCCTCCCTTCCTTTGGTTGGGGGGTTTTTGTGGTAAAAGGCTACACTTATGAGAAAGAGAGTTAAGATTTTAAAGGCTGAAGCAATTCCAACTGACAAGATCAAGGATGGAGATGTGAGAAGCTTTGCTTTAAGGGTTGCAGATACTTTGATAAAGAAAGGTATTGCAGAGGAATACAAGGAAGAGGCTAAACCAAAAAGAAAAACAAGAGCAAAAAAAGCTGAATAATGAGCATAACATTGACATCAGATTTCACTGGAGAGGTTAATATCTCTAAAAACAAGTTCACTGTTGCTGATCTTCAAGCTTATATTGACAGAGTTGAAGAGGATGTGTTGAAGAAAATGCTTGGAGATACTCTTTATCTGACGTTTAAAGCTGATTCTTTTGGAAATGATGCTGGAAGCAGAGACAGATTCAAAGAGCTGTTAAATGGCTTGGAATATACAGATCCAAGCGACTCAACTTATACAATTGACTACGTTGGACTAAAGAGAATGTTGAGATTGTTTGTTTATGCTGAATATTTGCCTGAACAAGCTTATCAAAATACAATAATAGGGGAAGTTGAAGGAAGCTCAAGAAATGCTTTCAATACTTCAATAACTAAGGTAAATGAAACAGCTGAAGATAGACAAAGATTGGCTGTTGATTTGTATGATGCCGCTCAAAGATTTATTTCAGATTACAATGATAAAGAATATATTCCTTCGAGCATTGTTGATCAGACTGGGGATGTTTATTTGGTTTCTGTTAGTGATACTAAATACATTCAAGATGGAGATTCGATTGATATTAATGGGACTGATTACGTTGTTTCTAACCTTGTGACAGATACAAGTTTTGAAATAAGTGAAACATCAGGAACAGTCTTTCCATCAGACTCAATTGTAAAGTTTGAACTTTATCCAACGTATAAAGGGAAAGAAAAAAAGAAAGTGTTTTTTAGAGGAATGTTTTAAATTTATATAAAATGGCGGTAACAATAAACAAAAGAGGGACTTCAATAATAGAGATAAACGACTCAACAAAGGCTGAGCCGCATTTCTTGAATTTCTATGACATTTGCATTCATTCGAGTGCTGATAAGATGGTAATAAGTCAAAAAGGAGTTGTTCATTCCAATGTTCAAAGAATTGTTGTTGATTACAATGATGTAACAACTCCATCAGGAACAACATCAGGAGATGATTTGACAAGAACAGTTTGTGAACTTTTCTAAATGGCGGTAACAATAAATAATAGAGGGAATGTTGTTCTTGAGATCAATGATGATACTCAATCAAAACCTTTGTTTTTTAACTTTAGAGATATTGTTTTGACTTCTGATGGGGATTTTGTCAACATTTCAGAAGTTCCAAGCTCAATAAATGCAAAGCAAAGGATTGATTTCAATGATGTGACAAATATCACAGCAACTTCAGGAGCAAGTTTAGTTGCTGAAATAGCTGCTTTGTTTGGTGCAAGTGGTTCATGTGCATCAATTCAGAACGATGAGCTTCAGATTGGATCAGGGACATCAAATGCAACTTATGCTCCTTTTTATGGTCTTTATGATTTCTCATGGTATGGAATGATCTTTGAGCCATCAGAACTAACTGGAACAGCTTCAGGAGAGATTCAAATCACAGGAATATCTGTTCAAAAAGGATCAACATCTTCAGGATATCAAACTAATGATATGCAAATTTGGATCTCTGAAATTGATGAGACAATCTTTGATTCAAGTCCAGCTGTTGATGGTGCTGATTTAACAAAGACAAATGAAGTGAAGGTTTTTGATGGGGATTTGACCTGGTCAAGCGGTTTCAATACAATTAATTTTGATGTAAACTATTGCAGAAAGAATCCAACAAAATCTGTTCTTGTTGAGTTCAGGAACTTTGATGGAACATGGGTTTCAGGGTATGGACATGGGGAGTATGCTTATGCATTAAGAAAAGCTGCATACAAGTACAGAGATGATGTTTATCCAAGTGGAAATGGAACAAGAACAAACGGAAGAATCAATACTAAATTTTTATACTAATGGCTTTAAATATACAAGACTTAACAACAGAACTTTCAGCACATGGAGACGTTGTTTCATGTGAGGTTACAAGTGAGACTTATCTTCTTGTTATTATGGATAATGTGACTGCATCTCATGGACTTATATCTGAGATATTGAGCAACTGTTGCTCCGCTTACTATCCAAATGTAACAAGCAGCACTTTGTTAAACGGACTTTTCAAATCAGAATTATCAGAATAAGATGAGCTGCACACCGAAAACAACAAGAACGAAATTAAGAGAGATCATAAACACAATTGTTGATCTGTTCAGAAAAACTGGATCTGTTTCTGCTGTTGTTGATAATGGAAACGGAACAGCAACTTTTGCAACTGATTCAACTGATGGCTTAACTGTTGGAGATTGTGAAAATCCTTTTGTTTCTGTTGGAGGTGTTTCTTATGAGGTTGTGAGCTTTACAAACAATACTGACATTACTGTAAACTTTACAGCTTTACCATCAGGCTCAACATGGACTTCTGATGCTCCTTATGTTTACTATGGAAACCCTATTCAAATGTCAAACGAAATTGACAAAGAACAGAATCCCAATGCTAAATATCCCGTGATAATTGTTTTTGAGAATGGGAACTCAGTCCAAGAACTTGAGCCAATTTCAACAATTGAATCAACTGAAAGCTTAGAGATGTTTTTTGTTGACATAGCTAATTATGAAGATTGGCTAATTGATGACTTTTATAGTAATGTAGTAAACGCAATGGAGGATTTGTCTTATGAGTTTGTTGATGCTTGTAGACAATACAAGTACATTGAAGAACTTACAGCAACAGCGACAAGGGAAAGGATCTCAAAATGGGGTGTCAGATTGATAAGATCAGGAAAAGGATCTGCTGATACTATTTTCAATGACAATCTTTCAGGAGTTTCTTTGAGGATTGATTTGCCAATTTCAAGAGCTTTGAACGATGAATGTTGTTGATTTTTAATATATTTGAATATTAACTTTTAAATTTTAATAATTATGGCTAATGAGCTATGTGTTTGTGACTTTACCCTGAACAATTCAGGAACTCCAAACTGCCCATCAATTGCTAAAGGTGCTAAGATGCTTTTAGCTATGAACATCTACAAAAAAGATGGTTCAAAAAATTCAATTCCTTTGGCAACTTTAAGCGACAAGGCAGCAATGCAGTTGCTTATTGAGGAAGCAATCAGAGAGGACAGGCTTTATCCTTTGCCAGCAATGGTAGACGTTGAAGAAACAAGAGCTGAAGCAGTTACTCAAGAATTTTCTGATCAATCAATCGAATTTATCAAGAAAGGAGTGAAGTCTTTTGTTGGTAACATGAAAAGAGTTGGTTATCAGTATACAGGTAAGATTGATGCTTTCAGAGATGTTGAGCATGGATATATCGTGATTGATGAAGATGGAAATTTCATCTTTTTATATAATTCAAGCGATGCTTCAAACGCTTATCCAATCCCTGTATCACAAGGGTCATTCAATGTTGATTTAATGCCACATGTTGAAGGAACATCAATTCAGTTATCAAAGATTCAATTTAATTGGTTAGGTACTGTGAAAGATGGAGATTTAAGAACATTAAAAGCTCCAGCATCTTACAATCCATTAACTGATTTAAGAGGTTTAGTTGATACAGCTGTTTCTTATGCTTCTATTTCAACAACTGGATTCACAGCTACATTGACTGATGAGTATGGATGTGCAATTTCAGGATTGTTAGTGGGAGACTTCGCACTTGCTGAAACATCTCCATCTCCAGGAGCAATTGTGATCACATCTGTGAATGAAAGCTCTGATGGTGTTTATGAATTTGTTATCCCAACTCAAACTTCAGCTGATGTATTAGCGTTAACTCCAAGCAAGACAGGATTTGACTTTGCTTCTGTTGCTGCTTCTGCAATCACAATACCTTAATGAAAGTTGTTGGGCTAAATATTGACTTTAATGTGAAAGCTATCAAAGGTATGTCTTGCAAAGCCTTTGCTGAACGTTACAAGGACAGAGTTCCTGAAAGCCTTTTGATCCCAGCTTGGGAAGCCTTAACGGGCAAAAAGTATAAAAGGAAAAAATAAGTTCGTTCATAGCTGTTTTTTTTGTTTAAAGGAAGAGGAGGTTTAAAAGCCTCCTTTTTTTGTATCTTGTATTTATGGATGTATTGATTGAGAAGCTGGAGGAGTTACAAGATAAGCTTGATGTTAAAAAAGCTCTTGATTTCTCTGTTGATTCAAACATTCGTGAACTTATCATAAACTTGAATCAGGAGCAGCTTTATAATTTGGGAGAGGATTCAGAGGGCAAAAGTTTAGGAACTTATGCTCCATCAACTGTCATGATAAAGCAAGCTCAAGGAGTTCCAACTGACAGAATAACTTTAAGAGATACTGGAGATTTTTACAGTTCGTTTAAAGTG